ATGACAAGGATTTTGTTATTTTAAGCCTAGAGAACGGAAACAGATATAGATTTGGTAAATATTCTTCAGAAGCAAAAGCTATGAAGGTACTGGATATGATTCAAGAAGCTTATTATGAGTTTATGGCAGTAAGAAATGACGATATGTGGAACGGTAAAGAATCTGTATTTCAGATGCCAGAGGATAGCGAGGTGGAAGTATGAAGTACAGAAAGAAGCCAGTTGTAATTGATGCAGTACAGTGGACTGGTACAAATAAGTGGGAAATATTTGATTTTCTGACAAATAATAATTGCCCGGAGGAGTATATGACATCTAATTTCCCGATTGTATCTGATAACTTCTATATCGACAAATGGAAGGTTCCGGGTGGATTGGTTATTAAGACACTTGAGGGCGAACATCTGGCGAATATTGGTGACTATATCATCCGCGGTGTTCACGGTGAATTTTATCCATGTAAACCAGATATATTCAGAGAAACTTATGAGGAGGTGGAAGTATGAAGTATAAATGCGTGAAATCGTTCACGTTAGATACATACGATGGTGATGGATTTTACGTTGACGGATACATGGAAATTGAGGTAGGCGAAGTTTACGAAGTTGGAAATGAAAAAATTATTGATGGAGAAATTCATCTTGACGGAGTAAATGTTAACAGATGGATTGAGATATCTCAAGAAATGTTAGATGAGTATTTTACAGAGGTGGTTGTATGAGCAGAGTACGAACCAGATTAGAGCAGTACAAAACTGAGATAGAAAATAAATCACAGTATAAGCATGGGCTTCCAGGGAGTGCACTGGATATTGTGAATACTCTTCTGGTGGATGCGGAAGAAGATAGAAAAGAAAATAAACAATGGATTCGTCGGCTTCGAGGAAGTATAAATGGAATTAGAGATATTATATGCAATACTGATGAGATAAAAACTGCAACATACAGGGTTCAGGAATACATGAGAAATCATGGGAGCGATAAAGAATTTATTCAAAACATTAATAACGATTTTGTTCTTGGATTTATGATTTCTCAAAGAATGATGCATGATGATTTCCAGGTTGTATGGGAAGAATATTTGGAATCAAGCGAGAGGTGGAAGCATGAGCCATATAAGGAGGTCAAATAAATGCTGAGAATAACACGTTGCGAAGGAAACGGGCAAAGTAGTTGTAAAGGATGCGAAGATAAAGGCATTTGGAACAGACACTGGGTGTGCTTCTTGTATAAAATACAGGGACAAGAAGGTTGCTACTGTGAGAAATGCATAAAAGAAATCATGAGAAAGGAAGAGCGAGAATGGTTGAATACACTGAAAAAGACAGTAAAGAGCTCGTAGAAGCCTTGAACACATTAATTTCAAAATGCGCAAAGGCAAAAAGTTACGAACTCAATTGCATCGTATCTTACGGAGAGAATCTGGAACTTGATTGTCATTTCGGCTTCAAAATGCACAAAGAGGACTAAATTGGATATTGTAAATTATACTGCCCGGACGGTGAAACACAGTGCTGCATCTGCTGTACTAAACAGGATTCTTGTCAGTGCAAATGCGATGATATGGACATTTATGAAGAAGCGGAGGAGTGTGAGGATTATGAGACTGATTGATGCTGATAAATTAAAAGAAGTTATTGAAAAAGAAAAAGACGATAATGATTATATGTGTAGATTATGCATTGAATCAACTAAGGAGATTATTGACGAACAGCCGACAGCTTTTGATGTAGATGAAGTTGTTCAACAGTTGGAAATGTTAATCGAAGATAAAGTTTCAGAATCGGGTGACGATTGGTATACAGCCCAATGTCTGAATGAAGCAGTTGAAATTGTGAAAGGCGGTGGAGTAGATGGCAATTAAGCCTATTTTATTCAATACCGATATGGTTCGGGCAATCATGGACGGAAGAAAGACATGCACACGGCGGGTGGTAAAAACCAGACGAAAAGACGCTTGTGGGTTCTACGTTACGAAAAGAACGGACGGCTCATTTACCGGGATATATGAATATGACGAAGATGAGAGAATGTTCGAAAATCAGTTGATTCCACCGTACAAGCCAGGAGACATTCTGTATGTTCGGGAAACTTGGCACAGATATACAAAGCGGGTTGGAAAAGGTGAAGGATGCCATCTGGAAGAACACTATGGATATAAGGCTAGCATTGCAAATTCTGAAGACGTAGAAGAGCCGTGGAAACCATCCATCCACATGCCGAAAGAAGCGGCGAGAATCTGGCTGAAGGTTACGGATGTTAGGGTGGAGCGGCTACAGGAGATCACTGCTGATGATATTCGCAATGAGGGACTCTCTTCCGCAGCTGTTCACTGCGGAGATATGGAGATTGCGTTAAAAGAATGGGAAAATCTCTGGAATAGCACCATCAAGAAATCTGACCTTGGCCGCTATGACTGGAATGCATCACCGTGGGTCTGGGTAATCGAGTTTGAACGGTGTGAGAAAATGCAGGAGGAACACAAATGAGTAGCGCAAGCGTAAGATTCGGAACAAAAGCGTATGTATGCGCAAGGTACTTCATCAGACCTGGAAAGTGCTTCAAATACATCGACCAGCGTGGCGAGGATGTCACAGAACACGTTTATGAGGTCATGGCATTATACTCTTATTGTGTATTGTTAAGAGATACAAGAAACGGAGTCAGAACTTGCCCGGGATATAACACTTTGAGCCTGATGCTGAGAGGAAGCGAAGCGAGTGAGTAAAGGAAAAGACATTTCGACTATGTTTACAAGAGAAGAAAACAAAAAGAACGGAAGACTCGGATATGGACTGGCTACCAGAGAAAAAGATACTATCATTAGTCCTGCACAATATGGAGCATTCTTGCAGAAAAGAGGTAAGAGAAGATGAGCAAATCAGTATTAGTGATAGATACGCCGAAAAATTGCTATGACTGCCCGTTCGGAACTGAATATTGTGGAAATCTTGAATACGATGGGTTGTGTGAATTAGCTGACTGTTTAGATTATGATGCAATTCTGATGACAGAAGAACATTATGATTACGAAAGCAAATCAAGACCTGAATGGTGTCCATTGAAGCCACTGCCGGAGAAGAAAAGTACAACTGCACCCGTGAGCAATTATGAAGTGCAGAAAAACTTATTTGCCGCTGGTTGGAATAACTGCATTGATAAGATTACAGGAGGAGGGGATTCTGATGATTAATTTAACAGGAAAAAGCGTGTTCGTAAAGACACAGGAAGAATATTTGAGTGTTCTGAAAATAGCAAGGTTTCAGGGATTCAAATGGGCGAGAGAAAATCATTTAAACCATATCGAAATTCCATTTCCAAACATATTGATTTTTTACGATAATAAGACCGTTACTTACAGCTTTGAAAAGACATTGCTTGAAGCATCCAAAATCGTCGAAGATGAAAAAAATCAAGGATGCAGTAAAACTTGTCAGAACGTTCGCTAAATACCCAGACAGAACAACTTTGACGGACTCATTTATTAAGTCCTTGAAGCTACTTGCAGATACCGTAGAAAGTCAGATGGAAGAGGTGAAGTAGGTGGAGAGATTAACACTTGAAGAAGCTATTTCTCATGCAAAAGAAGTAGCAGAAAAGAATTACAGAGGTGCAGATTTTGAGTCAATTGATTCTATAGACGATGATATAAAGACTAATTGTATAAAATGTGCGGAAGAACATATGCAACTTGTAAAGTGGTTGGAAGAACTGAAGTCTTATAAAAACTTAGAAGAACAGGGCTTACTTGTGAGATTGCCGTGTAAAGAAGTATATTCACGATCAGGAGATTTCGTTTATCTTATTTATGATTATGAAATTATTGAATGCGTGCATTGTGGATTGGGAATTGACCCGTTAAGCGGAAAAGCCTACATTACGCTCGCAACAGATGAAAAGTTATTCCCTTACAGAAGTCCAGACCCAGAACAAGATTTAGACCCTACTGATTGGTGTACTAATGCGACAGATGTCGAGGTAAGTGAACTTGGTAAAACCGTATTTCTCACCCGTGAAGAAGCTGAGAAGAAGTTGGAGGAGATGAAGAAGAATGGCGAATAAAATGGAAAAAGCAAGTATTCCTGTTGAAGTCGAAAAGGAAATTGTAACGGAATTAGAACAGATTTTTAGAATCGTAGATGACAAGCCATATTT